AGTAAAACAAAAATAGGAGGGCGTGATAATGCCAAAGATAACACAGCGCTTGCGTGACCTCTTTGGGCACACGACCATCCACGTTAGCTTGGTGCCGGAGGAGAATCCGCATGTGGATGGGTTAAGCGCACGGCAGCTTTATGCGACACAAGCCAATCTGCACGCGGTTGTGTCGTTTCTGGCTGACTCCGTTTCGCAATTGCCGCTGAAGGTGTACAGACGGAACGCTGAATTTGATCGTCAGCGCGACCGTGACAGCACGGCGGCGAGACTGCTGTACAGACCGAACGCAGACCAGACCGCTTATGAGTTTTGGAATGCGGTTATGACGGAGCTGCTGCTTATGGGCGTCTCGACCATCTGGCTGCTGCCGGACGTGAACAGTCAGAGCGGCTATCAGATTCGTCTGATCCCGAAAGAGTGGATTATGGATTCGGAGTGCAAAACAAATTACGCGCCGGACATGATCCGCGTGACGGCGGGCACCTCAGGCGATATCATCGAGATCCCACGCACAGAGTTCGTGCAGTTCAAATTGTATTCACCGGGGAACCCTGGCGGTTATCAGTCGCCGCTTGCAGCGCTCAGACAGACGCTCATGGAACAGATGCAGGCGGATAAATTCCGGACGGAAATCTGGACGTCTTCCGGGCGGTTTAATGCATATCTGACGCGCCCGGCAAACGTTCAGCCATGGACAGACGAACAGCGCAAGGCATTTGTGACAGCATTCCGGGAAGGCTGGGGCAAAGGCGGTAGCAATTCCGGCAAGATACCCCTGCTGGAGGATGGCATGGAGCTTAAGCCGTACCAGTTCAATGCGCAGCAGGCTCAGTACGCGGAGACCAAGCAGTTGTCCCGTGAGGATGTGGCGGCGGCTTATCACATCAATCCGGCGCTGATCTGGCACACAGGAGGACGGACAACGCAGACATACGCGAGTGCCAAGGACAACGCCAGGGCGCTTTATGCTGACTGTCTCGGTCCCACGCTGCAGATGCTTCAGCAGAGGATTAACGCTTTTCTGCTTCCGATGGTCGGAGCTGATCCCGATACTTATGTCGAGTTCGATCTGACCGAGAAACTGAAGGGCTCCTTCGAGGAACGTGCGTCTATCCTGCAGGCATCGGTTGGCGGTCCCTGGATGACCAGGAACGAGGCAAGAGCAGACAACAACCTGCCGCCGGTCGACGGAGGAGACGAGCTGATCGTGCCACTTAACGTGGTAGAAGGCGGCCAGGCATCTCCGCAGGATACGCATATGGACGCGAACAGCGCCATGATCGAAGCAAAGATGATCATTCCCTCGCACCGGAAGGACGGACAGAGCATCCGCATCAAAGGCAAGTCTGACGAGGATGAAGATATCGATGTCGCGGAAGTGTTGAAGAAATTCTTCAAGCGACAGGCAGGATCGGTGCTCCCCAAGATCGGCGCCAAGGCCGAATGGTGGGACGCGGACCGATGGGACGCAGAGCTCGCTGAAGATCTGCAGCCGATCATCGAGCGGATCGCTGATAAGCACGGGATAGCCGCGGCGGATGTCCTGGGGACGGAATATGGCCGTGAGTTGACCAGGGCTTATCTCAAGAAGCTCGTGGAAGGCCGGGCACACGCCATTAACATTTCAACGCTCGAGAAGCTCGAGGCCGCACTGGAAGATGCTGAGGCGGAGCCGGCAGAAGTGTTCAAGAAGCGAGAAGAAAACGACTCGAAAACATTTGGCCAGTCCCTGGCGACGGTGATCGCCGGATGGGCGATCATGGAGGCCGTCCATCAGGCACAGGACCACGGCTTCGACAGGAAGGTCGAGAAAGAATGGGTTACCGGTCCGAACACCCGGCCGTCTCACGCGGCCATGAACGGTCAGCGGGTTGGCATAGATGATACCTTCAGCAACGGCGCAAGATGGCCAGGAGACGATAACCTATCGCCGGATGAGTCCTGCGGGTGCAACTGCTCGACGGAAGTAATTATCACGGAGGCATAATCATGAACCATAAATACAAAGAATTTGCCATGCAGAAATCTGCAGACGAAAAAGACGCCGGTACGATCTCCGGCTATTTTTCCACATATGACCGAGAGCCGGACAGCTACGGCGACATCATCGCTCCCGGAGCATTTACCGAGACGATCAAAAACAGGGAAGCATCTGGTCACCCGTTCCCGCTTTGCTGGAACCACGACCTCAACCAGATCATCGGCAAGGTTGACGCCATTGAAGACACCGAAAAAGGCCCGCTTATGACAGCGAGCTTTTTTGATTCTCCGCTTGCGCAGGAAAAGCGCGAGATCGTCAAGAGCGGCGTGGTGTACCAGTTCAGTTTCGCCTATGACGTCCTGGCGTGGCAGAGACCGACTGAAGAAGAAGAAAAAGCCGGCATCGCAAATGTTCTTACGAAGCTTGACCTTTTTGAGGTCAGCATCGTACCGATCCCGGCCAATCAGAACGCAGTCATGACGGACATCAAGTCCGGCAGGCGCAACAAGAAAACAGACGAAGAAAAAATCAGACAGATCATTTCCCTCGCTAACCAGCTGCTGGATGACGAGGTTGATGATGCAGACGATCCGGATGACGGAAAGGACGATGCGAAGGCCAACACGGCGGTGGAGGAGCCTGAGCAGAGCAATCCGGCAAAAGATAATCTGCTGACCTATATCAAGAATATGGAGGACTAACTATATGAGTCTTAAAGAAGAGCTCCAGTCCAAAAAGGACGCACTCGTCGCTCTGAAGGAGCGCATCGAGGCAAACGACGCCGAGGCTATCGCGGAAGGCGAGAAGCTGCAGGCGGAAATCGAAACCAAAACAGCCGAGATCAAGCAGGCGGAAAAGAAAGCGGCTCTGCTGAACATCATCGGCACCGAAGAAAAGGATGGTGATCCCATGTCTGAGAACAAGAATGCCCGTACGCTGGGCGAACATTTTGTAAAACACATGCCGCAGACGCACGAGAAGCGCTTCAGCATTGCAGCGCCGGAATTTAAGGCAAACACTGATCCGATGGCAATCGGTACTATCGCATCTCCGCAGGTCCCGCGCGCGCTGGTCACTGACATTGACCGCAATATCGTCCCGGAAGTTCTCGCTGAGACTTATCTGCGCGGACTGTTCGGTTCCGAGACGATCAGCGGCAACGCGCTGACCTTCTTCAAGGAGGGTGCTATCGAGGTCGCGGCAGGCGGTTCTCCGTACGGCTTCGATACCGTAACTGAGGGAAGCGCAAAACCGCAGGTTTCTTTCGCTGATCCGACCGCTGTCACCGTCGCGCTGACGAAAATCGCGGCCTTCATCAAAGAAACCAATGAGTACATCGACGACGCGCCGTTCCTTGCATCCGCCATCAATGGCCGCCTGCTGAACTATCTGAGACTGAGAGAAGAGGCGTTCCTGCTGGCCGAACTGGCCGGTACCTCCGGCATTCAGGCCGACACCACGAGCTGGACAAACGGCGATATGGCGGACGCTCAGGCAATCGCCGACATTATCTTTGCGAAGATGATGGCGGTACAGCAGCAGTCCGGTTTCGCCGCTGATGCGATCATCATGAATCCGGCAGTATGGCAGACACTTCGTCTTGGCAAGCTCAGCGCAACCAACGCCTACATCGGCGGCGGCTACTTTGCAGACGGTCAGGGTAAGCAGATTTGGGGAGTTCCGGTCTATCTGTCCACGTTCGTTGACGCTCCGGTTTCCGGTTCCGCGAAGGGTGACATCTGGGTCGGCTCCTTCAAGGCCTGCGGTTCTGTCGTCAGCAAAGGCGGCGTAAGTGTTGAGGCTACCAACAGCGATCAGGATGATTTCATCAAGAACAAGATGACCATCCGTGCCGAGGAAAGACTGGCACTCGCTGTCAGACGCCCGGCAGGCTTCTGCAAGATCACGAAGGCGGCTTCTTAATCGATGAGGGCTTTGGCCCTCCCGCTCGAAAGGCGGTGAGACTATGTTGAAGAACTACGAATGGAAGGGCTTACAGTGGCAGTACGAGGAAGGCGAACAGCCAGAGGGCGCCATTGAAGTTAAAAAGGCGGGTACACCGCCTGTTAAATCCGCAAAGCCCGAAAACAAGGCAAAGAAACCGGCAAACAAAAGCAAGGCGGTGGTTAAGAAATGAGCTTGCTGACAAATTGGGGATATGAACTGACGGAGGCCGAGCAGCTTCCCGACATGCTGAGTATCTCCGACTTCAACATGTTCACGGCGAACAGATACGCCGGTGATGTGCGGACGGCAGGCAACATCAGTGCCGCATGTTCTGCGATCAGAAACTATGTCGGATGGCATCTGTATCCATCTGCCGCCTGCAAAGTAAAACTACTGATGAATGACCGCCGCGTGACCGTAGTCGGGCCGGATCTGCTGGTTCAGCTGCCGGCCAAGTTTGTGACGGGCGTGACCGCCGTGACGATCAACGGGGTGGCACACACCGATTACAGCTTTGAGACGAACGGCATCATGCGCATCTACAATGTCTCGTTCGTAGGCATTAAGCGCTATACGCCGGTCGAGATCACTTATACCGCCGGCCTGTCTAATGAGATGCTTGGCGGCATCAAAGAGCTGATCGCGTACAGGGCGACACATGCAGCGGCATCCTCTAACGGCGTCACATCTGAGGCTGTTGGCGGCGTGTCCGTGACATACAATGCCGGATGGGTCAACAGCGCGAGAGCGACAGCTTTGCCGGACGACAACAAAGAAGTCCTGGCGCCTTACAGATTGCAGGGGGTGTTCTGATATGCTTCCACAGTTTGCAAGACAAACAATCACGCGCATCCGGCCGGGCGTTAAGACTTCCAGAGGGTCAACGATCCCGGATTGGGACAATGCGGACTCGCTGGTCATCGGCGGATGCTCTGTACAGCCAGGAACGACGGATCTGTCCCAGGAGGGCCGCGTGCTCGGTATCCTGGACGGGCTGACATGCTATCTTCCGGAAGGCGCTGACATCAAAGAGGGTGACAGGGTCGTGTACGATGGCGAGACTTATACCATTGACGGCTCACCGAGAAAATGGCCGGGCGCTTTTAACCTCGGTCATACGCAGATCACTCTGAGGAGGTGGAGCGGCTGATGGGCAAGCAGATGAAAATCAAATTCATCCCGCAGGGGTTCGAGCAGATCATGTGCAGCGATGGCGCGGTGCATGAGTGCGAGACGGCCGGAGCTGCCATCCAATCCCGTGCGAACAACAACCTGGGCGACCCAAAGAGCGAGGGCTATAGGATGTCTTCTCAGATCGTGAAGGCATACGGCTCCAAGCGCAATATGACGTTCGTGTATACGACCGACAAGGCGAGCATCATCGCTGAGGCGGAGAACAAGGCATTATCAAGGGCGGTGATCTGATGCGGATTCTGAGAGATCTTGATATTGAGGATGTTATTCGAAATGCGCTGTCTGATCACATTACTGCATACTGCAGACCGCTCCCGGCAGACTTTACCATGCCGTGCGTCCTCGTGCAGCAGGTCGGCGGTTCAGACATCGACACGGTCGACACGTTCGAGGTCGTGCTCGATGCCAGGGCGAAAACTGAAGCAGAGGCTCTCGAGACGCTGCGTAATGCGATAGGTATCCTCAGGAGCGTGGCGAAGCTTCAGACAACGGAAATTCGAAATGTAACAGTTAATTCATCCGGCTCATGGGGGAATGATCCCGTGCGGCCGGATATTGCTATGTGTTCGTCGCGGCTGAGAGTCGTGGCGCATCTTGAAACCGTGGAGGTATAACAAATGGCTACACATAATGTAAATCTTGGTGTCGGCAACTACGCCGAGGAAGGCACCACCGGTATGTTTTACCATGCGCCTGCAGGCACGGCTCTCCCGACTTATCCCGGCGAGGCTCTTGCGCAGGCATGGACCGAGGTCGGCGCGATCTCCGAAGACGGTATCACACTTAACACCAACAGAACCTTTGATCAGCTGAAGAACTGGGCCAAGAAGATCGCTCGCCTGCTTCCGTCGGATGAGTCCGGAACGGTCGGAGCTCCTGTCCTGGACACCACTGAGGAGTCCTTTAAGACGATCTTTGGAGCAGACAACGTGGTCGTGACACCGGCAACTACTGACCATGGCAAGCTGATCAGCGTGGACATCGAACCGAACAATCTTCCTGAGTCCGAGGCTTATCTGTTCCTCATGAAGGACGGCGACGACATGCTGATGGTCGGAACGACCAGCGGTTACATCACCGAGATCGGTGAAGTCGCATTCCAGCCGAATGAGGCCATCACCTGGGACGCAACGATCACCGCTGACAAGTGGACCATCATGAAGGACGACGGTCAGACGACCTGAGCCTGATCAATAAGACAAGGAGGTTTCTATGAGTAGTGCACTTAAACTGGGAGGAAAGAAAACTGTTAAGACGCTGAAGGTCAACATCGGCGAGGAAGAATACAGCATCCCGCTTGCCGGCAGTCTTAGCATTGCGGAGCTCAAGGCGCTGAGGAGCGGAACCGATGACGGCTTCTCATTCTTTGAGAAGTATATCCCGGCAGACGTCATTAATACTCTGACGCTGGACGAGTTCAAACAGTTGAATGATGCCTGGAAGCAGGCTTCAGAAGACACTTCTGGCGTGGATCTGGGGGAATGATCGGCCTTGCGGGGTTTGTTGACGACCATCGCGAGGCGGTTGAGAGAGATCTTCTTACGGAGACCGGGCATGAAGTTGATGATGTTGGGAGCACCCTTTCGTGGGGCGCTCTCAAATCATTTTTGAGTTCTGTGAAACTAGGTTCTGCACTCGGGGCAGAGTTAAATCCCGAGATGACGGATTGGGCGACAACAGCAAAGACAAACACGATACTTGCTGACATTTACGACCAGCTTCAGATTGTGAACGCGAATTTGCGAGTGCTTATCACTCATAAGCCTTGCAGAAAGCCGGAGCCGTACAAACGGCCTGGCGCGGATAAGAAGGAAACAAGACGCATCGGCAAGGGGGCGCTGCCCGTGAATAAGATGCGTGAATGGATAGAAAGCAGGAGGAGGTGATCCCATGGCTATGACGGAAGTTGCTCAGGCAACAGTTACAATAATCCCGAATATGAAGGGGTCACAGAAGACGATTGCCACAGAGCTTGGCGCGAGCGCCGGCAACGCTGGAGACGCTGCTGGCGTATCGCTTGGGAATCGGTTATTAGGCGCCATTGGCAAGATCGGAATCGGCGCGGCCATCACAAAGATGGTCAAGGACTCCATCGATGAAGGCGCAAAACTGCAGCAGTCTTTCGGCGGCCTGGACACCTTGTATGGAGACGCGTCAGAGGCAGCGAAGAACTATGCAAAAGAGGCGTACGCTGCAGGAGTATCTGCAAATGATTATGCAGAGCAGGCTGTAAGTTTTGGTGCCTCGCTGAAAAAAGCGTTTGGTGGAGATACAGCCAAGGCAGCAGAGGCGGCGAACACAGCTATCATGGACATGGCGGACAATGCCGCCAAGATGGGCACGCCGCTCGAGAGCATCCAGCAGGCATACCAGGGATTTGCTAAAGGACAGTACCAGCTTCTCGATAACCTGGCGATTGGCTACGGCGGGACGAAAAGTGAGATGGAACGACTGCTAGCCGATGCGCAGGAACTCTCAGGAGTAGAGTACAACATCGACAACCTGGGCGACGTGTACGAAGCTATCCACGTAATACAGGAGGACCTTGGCCTGACGGGCGTAGCCGCAGATGAGGCGAAAACTACGTTTTCCGGATCTCTCGGGGCGATGAAGGCAGCAGCAGAGAACCTGATGGCGAGCTTATCACTGGGTGAGGATCTTAAACCGAGCCTGCAGGCACTGGGCAATACCGTGAAAGTATTTCTCACAGGAAATCTGCTCCCGATGGTCGGCAATGCGCTCAAGGGCCTGCCGGCGATCCTTGCGCAGATTCCGGGGTTCCTTGCGGACCTGTTCCCGGATCTGGCTGCCGGCGTGATCGATATCATCATCGACTTGGCTGCAAGTATCGTTCAGAACATCCCGGCATTTATCGCGGGAATTGGAGACCTGTTCACGGCAATCCCGGAAGCGTTCGCCAATATCGACTGGAACGGCGCGGCGGGTAAAATGCTGTCCAGCCTGACGGGCGCCAT